GGGATTGCCTAAAAACGTATCAACTAGAGATGCTGAGGCATTTTATAAAGCAGTTAAGAAAGGAATGAAGTTATGAAGTCATTTAAAGCACATTTAACAGAAGCAGTTAAAGGCTACAGTTCCGTTCCAGCGTATAAAAGTAAACTGAAGTGGAAAAAGTCCAAGCAAGTTTCGAAAAAGAATGAGAAACTTATTAATCTACAATCATTTGTACCTGAGATAGAATGGACATCGGGCAAATATACTATTATTAAAGTAGGTGGCACACTATCATATAAAAAGTATCTTATGATAAATGATGGTAAAGTACGTCAATCAGGTCACGGAAAGGGCCACCAAACATATTCAAAATTAGAAATGGCAAAGTTTTATTTTGACGAATTAGAAAAGGAAAAGTAATGAAATCTTTTAAACAGTGGTTAGATGAACGTACCAAAGCCTCTATAGGAGGGCATAACGATTCTTGGACTGCGGAATTGATTAAACGTATTCTACCTAAGAAATGGGTACATAAGTTTAAACGTGCTGTACATGCAGAACGTTATAAAGCAGCCTTAAAATTGTACCATGATATGGTTAGAGAATATAACAGAGACCCAGACGCACAACAGTCTCCTGGCATGATGGTTATGAATCCTAAGGGATTAGCAATGTCAAAGGCTGCTCAGGCATTTGGATTATCTACTAAAGAATTTAAGAAAGTATTAGACCATAAGACAAGATACGAAACAGTTGAACTCGAAGAAGAAATCACCAAAGTTGATTTGGCGAGTGTCGAAAAGTTTGCTGATAAGATATTTGCAAAAGTTGGTATTGATATTGAGTTTACTAGACACTTCTTAGAAAGGGCTAATGATAAACGTAATGGAAAGGATATCACAGTTGCTGAATTAACACGATTATTCAAACAAACATATAAGAAACACGGCAAGAAAATCGCTAAGATGGGAGATGATGCAGAAGCAGTATTAAACGATTTGCAGACAGATATCAACATGCCATTTGTGTTACAATGGGATGGTAAAGAGTTTGATTTAATTGCTAAAACGATAATGAGAAAGAAAGATTTTAAAACTAATGACCCAAAGTTGAAAATATAGAGAGGATAAAATTATATTATGATAGACAAGATTGAATTGATAGATGAGAAGGTATTATTTAAACTAAGTGATGACATGAAAATTGATGTTCGAGAACTAGGATCTCATGGACATAGAGTTGTTGTTATTGATAATTTCTACGAAAATCCAGAAATGATTAGAGAACTAGCATTTAAAAGTTCATATACATCATCTACAAAAGTCAGATATGGCGCTCCTATTTTTAGAAATGAACAAAACTTCGATACAACACACCTTGTTGAATTTTTTCAAGGAATTATAAAAGACCAATTTGATGACTGGCACGAAATTGATTCTATGTCAGTCATGTTTAATGCGACAAAAACAGGAGTAACGCCAACTACTTCCCATAATATTCATATAGATGGTAGTTTATATGGTAATATAGTGTATTTGAATGATGATGTTGATTGTGTTGGTGGCACTAGTTGGTGGAAACATATTTCAAGTGGTTTAGAGTCTTGTCCTACAATAGCAAACCAAAAATTAGCAATTGAAGATGAAAAAATACTTTTAGATATAATGCCAGATGGAATAGTAAACCATGATAATATAACTGATTTTAGAACAAAAATATTGTTTCCAGTCGAAAAAGAACAAGACCCATTTAATGAAGAATCGAATGGTATATGGAAACAATTATTAGCTGTAAATGCTAAGTATAATAGAATGGTTATTTATCCTGGTTCTTATTTCCATAGTGCGGATTTGTCTGCTGATGATTATGTTGATTCTTGGAGACTATGCCAAGTTGGAATGTTAGATTAAAATTTATATAAATACTATTAGAAATACTTTTGAATAAATATAGGAGAATATCATGGACGAACTGATTGAAAAGATTAAATCAATGAACAAGGTAACCTTAGGAATAATTGGTTTCTTTGCAGTAGTAATTGTAGCTAATTTGTTAGGATTGGGATAATAGAAAAATGAAGTCATTTAAGCAACACATAAAAGAAGAAGCATTATTTGAGGAGTATCTTGAAGAGAAACTCATTATGTTATCGAATGGTAAGAAATACGGTCAAATCGTATTCTTAGCTGGCGGCGCAGGTTCTGGAAAGGGATTTGCTTCTGAAAACTTTATGCAAAAGGAATTATTTAAGGTACGCGACGTCGATGAGTGGAAAAAGACATTCATGGCAATTGCCGATATTATGGATAATCCAAAGAAGTATGCTAAGATGCAAAAGGCTGGTTCTAGTATTCCTAAAGGGGAATATGATAAGGTTAAAGGTTTAAACTTAAAGAAACCAGGAGATGTTGAAAAATTACACTTCTTCATTAAGAAATTAGGCCTTAAAGATAAGACATTAGACTTAATGTTAGGCGAATTGAAGAATAAGACAACATTGCCAAACATTATGTTTGATATTACAGCAAAAGATACTAAAGACATTGGGCAGTTTATGCCTCGCTTATTGAACGCAGGATATAATCCTGCAAATATCCATTTAGTGTGGGTTTTAACTGATTATCAAATTGCAATTCAACAGAACGCAGACAGAGCACGTGTGGTTCCATCTGATATTATGTTGGCAACTCATAAAGGCGCTTCTGAAACTGTTTACAAATATGTAACTGGTGCAGGCAAGAAAATGGCAATCAATGGAGAAATTCACGTTATTTTGAACAATAAACAAAATACTGTAATGTTTGAACCATCAGGTGCTGATAGAACTTCTAATATGAAGACGAAAGATGAGACAGGTAAAATGGTGAAGAAAACAAACTCAGCAGTTGTTAAAGACTTTACATATTTAACATTGAAGAAACGTGGTAAACCTATGACTTCTGAAGATAAAGTCATGAAACAGTTGTTTCATTGGGTTGTTGCAAACATTCCAAAGAGTGATTTTCAGAAAGCGCTTTCAGATACTATAAAATAAAAAGGACTATATTATGACAAAAAAAGATTTAGTGAAAGAGTTAGACTCAGGAACGGTTAGGTGCAGAATTGATGGAGTATTGAAACAATTTACACGTAATACAGAGATAACTGGAATAACCAAAGCACAGATTAAGAAGTTAGATAAAGGTGCTAGTATATGTGTTTTCGAATTAGGTTCTAGAGAAATCACAACAATTACTAATGCTGAGATGGATGATATTATAGGTACTGGCAAGTACGGTGAGTAAAACGCCTACTAAGTCAGAAAAGAAAAGAATTATGGATAGTGTTGGAACAAGAACACTATCAGATAAAGAATTTGCGGAAGTTCAAGGAATGACGCATTCGGAATACAGAAGGAGAGATATGAAATCTTTTAAGGAACAAGTAAAATTAATCGAGAACATGAAAAATATTGCTAAGGCGATGAATAGTCTCGCAACTAAGAAAGAGTTTAAAACTATTTCAAGAAATCTTAAATCGTTATCTATGAGAGCTGGTGAAGCTGATGCAGGTGCGGCTAAACAAATTAGAACTCAATTAGCAAAATTAGCAGGTAAAGTAGATAAGAAATCTGGTGCTAAACTAACTAAAATGTCTAAACTTGTTGCTACATATGAGTCAGTTGAAGAGGGATTTGTTGTTGCTCGTCATGACGGAGATTCAGGTTATCTCGGTAAAACTAAATTGGGTGTTGATAAGAAAAAAGCAAAGAAGTTTAAAACAGAGAAAGATGCTCAAAAGGCTATTGAAATCCTCAAAAAGAATAATTCTAACTTCGCTAAATCATTTGATAATATATTAACTATTGTTAAAGAATCTATTGATGAATCTATAGATTCTGATATTAAAAGTGCATTAAAAGGTCGAAAGGATAAAGTGTTATCTATCAGTCAATGGCACCAAATCTTATATAATGCTTCTGACAAGATGTGGAGTAAAGATAAGATCAAAGCATCGATGAAAAAGTTAAAGGTTAAATTTAAAGAAGAAGTAGAAGAAACAGTATCAGTTGAACTTGATGAAAAAGTATCATTATCTAAGAAAGGCAACTATGAAGTTAGTGTTGATGGTAAATCATCTGTTGGTATTAGAATCGGACTTTATTTTAAAGGCAAATTAATTGTTCCTGGCACAAAACAGAAAGGTCTGTTTGTAATGGGATTCAATAAGAAGGATGGTAAACATAAATTACCTCCAGGTGCTACAATAATTAAGGACAGTGGTAAATACGTTCACATTGGATTTAAGAAAGTAGATGATATTATTGCTTATGCTGTGATTGAAAATATTGTTGAAGAGGGAACAGAATATACTTCATTTAAAAAATACTTAGGTGAAGCGTATAAGTATATTGTGGACCATAAACAATACGAAGGTGCAATTCAAGAAGCATTGAGATTTGTTAGTACAGAAAAATACGATGTCGTTGAAGAGGAATTTTTCAGAGAAGTTTTAAGTGGACCAAAGAAACCTTCTGAAGGAAAGACTAATAGTTTCTCATTAAGTTTGACTAAGAATGGCAAACCACAAAGAAAGAAATTACAAATTCAAATAACTGGCACTTCAAAAAGTAAGATGTTTGAGTTAAATACATACATTAAATAAGAGGTTATTATGTCAAATAATGCAGTTAAAGAGGCAAAGAAGGTAAATCAATCGATCCTTTCTAAAACTAAATATAATAAAGAAGCTACGCAACAGAAAAACAACAAAGCAAAAGCTTCTCCAACAATAGAGGAATTACAAAATGTCTAAGAGCAAAAAATCAGTTAAAGAAACTGTTAAAGAAAAAGTTAAGAGTGTAGTGTCAAAAGACTTACTACGTGACGCCAGTACAGGTGCATTTTACGAAGGTAAAAAACCAGCAGGCAAAAATCCATCAGGAAATCGCGGCGGAGTTCCTTTTTGGGAAGTCTAGGAGATAACAATGGAAACAAAATATAAAGGTTTAAAAGCAGCTGTTGATAAATTCAATAAAGCGGCAAAGAAGGTTCAGAAAAAACTAAAGAAACTATACAAATAGTATGTTTTTGCGAGTAGTAGATACTGTAATTACTCAAGAAATTGATGATAAGGTAATAAATGATGAAAACTCCATCACTGAGGGAGTCGCACTTCCAGACGTTGACGAAACAGAACTTTCTGGCTTACATGGCGAGTCATTATCAGGAGAGCCTGAGTGAAGATATTGATGATTTTCAAGATGACTTAAATAGGATAATGTATATAAAACGTCTATTATCAAAATATAGACAAACTGGCAAAATCAATACTAGATTGGTAATTAACCATATAGTTATTTTAAAGAACACTTTAGGAGATTTTGCAACTACTAGAATATTGTTATATAAGATTGACCATACGCACCATGAAGTAATTTCAACATTTTTACATAAGTTAAATTGTCTGACTGGTGTTTTAAAAGATGAAATGACAATAGATGACGAAATATGTAAACTCATTAATGAAGAGATGAAATGAATAATTTAAACGAATCAGCATTTGATATGTATTTTGTGTACAAATTCTCAAAATACATGGCCTTACCGTGGACTAAGTGGGAAGCGTTTGACCAAGGTGTAATTGATGAGAAAGGCAATGTTGTTAAAAAACACAGAAAAACAATTGATGAGAAAGAGAGTTACACAGTTTTTCATAGATTAGTTAGAAAGTTAAAACAGGAGATGGAAAAACTTCCTGGAATGAAATCTAAACTAGGCAAAGGCGTAGCTGCTTATTGGTTGTTCAAAGAAGAAATAGTTAAACATGGAACTAATTCATCTGCATTAGATGAAGCGTTCATTGAACATTGTAATGAAAATATGTCATTGAGTGACTCAATCCAAATAGAGGCCTTAATGAATCAACATATGATGGTGGAGAATATAAAATGAAAGAAGAAGTTGTAGTAGGAGACGGTTCAGGCCCAGTAAACGTACAGAAAGATGTACCTTTATTTACTAAACCCAACGGCAAAGCGTTCGGAAGTAATTATTTCACAGCACCAGACAGTGATACGTATTCTAATGTAAGACTAGGAAAGAATAGGTATAAACGTTGGGACTCATTTGTCGGCAAAACAGATTGGGCAAAAGGTGTAGCAAACTACGCTAAATCAAACAAAGGCGGTATGTTAATCAAACATCCCAAAGACCCAGTATTTCAAGTAATTAGAAGATAAAAAACTTGACATTCGTGGTATAATGGTGTATAATATACACTATGGATTATATCTCTCAGAAGTATATCGGCATAGTTGGTGTACGTTTAGAACAGTTTAAGAAGAAAGGCAAGTCGCTTTGGAACTGTCGGTGTCCGTTATGCGGAGACTCAAAAAGAGATAAAACAAAAGCTAGAGGATTCATATTCGAATATGAAGGTGACGTTATGTACAAGTGTCATAACTGTGGCATTTCTGTTGGATTCTCTCAATTCCTTGCTGAAGTTGACCCAAATCTCAAGAAACAATACATTCTTGAGAAGTTCGGTAATAAGAACAAGAAAGCAAAACCCGACAAATCAGAAGACTTTTTCAAGTCAAATAAAACCAAATTTAAACCACAAACCAAACTTCATGGTCTTAAAAACTTGTCTGAATTACCAGATACACATAAAGCAGTAGAATATGTTAAAGGTAGAAAGATACCAAAAGAACAAATTAAAAGACTATATTGGACTGACACATTCCAGAAGTGGACCAATACAATAATTAAAAATAAGTTTAAAACTATTAAATTTGATGAACCTAGATTAATCATTCCATTCTTTAGTGAGTCTGGAGATTTAATTGCATTTCAAGGTAGAACGTTAAATCCTAATAACGAATTACGATATATAACTATTAAGGTAGATGAGAGTGTTTGTAAATTATATGGATTAGATAAAATGGACACAACTAAACCTGTGTATGTTCTTGAAGGACCTATTGATAGTATGTTCATTCCTAATTCAATTGCAATGGCAGGTTCAGATATGAGCAAGACGTGTGTGTTAGATTCAACCGCTGATTTTGTGATTGTCATGGATAATGAGAATAGAAATAGAGAGATTGTACACAAAATTGAAGGTTTTATCAATAGAGGTTATTCGGTTTGCATTTGGGATGAAAACATTAAAGAGAAAGATGTAAACGATATGGTAATCAATGGTATGTCGCCAGAGAGTGTTTTCGACTCCATCAAGCAACATACATATAAAGGATTACAAGCAAAGATGGCATTAACAAAATGGAGTAGAGTATGAAATGAAATTTAAAGTAAATTATGGTGACAAAGACAAATCTATATTATGCACAGCCAAAGATCCACAAGCGGTGGTTGATATATTTGATAAGAAGGGAAGAAGTATCAATTGGATTAAAGACGATAGCGGATTAACAGTCGCTGAAAGACTAAAACCAACTGTTCTAACAACAAAAAATGGCTTGAAGGAGACAAAATGCAAAAAGAAACATATGAAATTGAAGTAGTAGATATTTATTTAAACGGCGGTTATGGTAAAGAAGTGTATGGAGGCATTTCTGTTAATGTCATTAATGAAAAAGGAAATATAGTTGCTGTGGTTGATGAAGAAGAATCGTTCCAATACAGTGATTATAAACAAATGGTTTGGATGGATGAATTGAATCCTATCGTAGATGACTTAGTTAGTCAAGCTAATGATGAATCAATTCGACCTGCAGTACGTAAAACTATTAAACAGGCTATTACTGACGCAACTATTTCTATGTGGTATAGTGAACCTGATTATGTTCAAGGTTGGGATGACGTAGAGGTAATAGTGTAATGGCAAGTCAGGAATTAATTCAATTTAAACACGAAATAATGAAGAAGATTCGAGATGAATATTCATTAAGACTGGAAAACCAGGTTGAAAGGTGTAAACAGTTTTACAACGTAAAAGAAGAAGTAGGACCAATGCTCCATTCATCGTATGATATTATTATTGACGATATAATGAATGGAGGTGATAAAGACGAGGCAATTGAGAAATGGTTTTCAATGATGGACGAGTTTTTTGATGATTATGAAAAGAAAAGAGGAGAATAGATAATGAAAGTATTAAAAATTTTAGCAATGGTAATGGCAACTTTGAGTGTCGCCACAACACATGCAAACTATAAGGAATTTCCTGTGCAATTCGATATTGAAACCGCACTGGAATCGAGACCAACAGTATTGTTAGCACTAGGCACAGCCGTGTACTACTCTCAAAACTGTATGGGATTAACCAACAGAGGTAAATCACTTTTAAACATGGCAATTCAGCGACATAATATCGTTTTGTCTGATGCTGAAAATGACAAACACTTTAAAACTGGTTATAAATTAGCAACAGGATATAAGTCGTGTGGTAAACTTAGATTTGCCATCACTGATGCTGGTCTTGGTGCAATGATACGATAAGGAGTAGATAATGCCGTTTTTCGATTTTAGATGTCAAAAGTGTGAGGAAGAGATATTGTTAATGATACCATATGCCAAAGATATGGCAGAAAAACTCGAACCGTGTAAATGCGGCGAGAACGATTGGGTAAGATTTTATGCAGTATCTGGACCAAAGAACAAAGAAAGATCCAAAGACCCTGCGGTCAGACAAGCAGAAGAAATGATGGCTGGGAAGAATTGGACATGAAAATCGAAACAACGGCAGAATCCTTTAAGAAAAAGATATTATCTTCAATTGCTCCAATTGGTAGTATAGAGACAATGGAACCAATTGAATTTAAAATTCTATCTTGCGAAGAAATACAAGAAGTTTTATCCATAAATGGAATATTAATAGATGTGAGGACACCAAAGGAATTTAATTCTGTGAGGCTATTCAACGCTAGGAATATTCCACTTATGCATATAATTAAAACATTAGAAACCACAGAGAGAAACATTCCTGTGTTATTGTATTCTAATAATGGGACTCGTGCAGAAGCAGCTAAAAAGAAGTTATTAGCTGTGGGATTCTCTAATGTGACAAACATTGGTGAATTAAAATCGTATCCTTTTTGTAGTTAATTATAAATACGTTTATTATGAAGAAGAAGAAGAAAATTATGGTTCAAGTTTTTATAGAGTGTGACGATTGTCTCGCCTCGTGTAGTATTCACCACGAGTTGCAGGAAAGTTTATATGAATTAACCGAAGTATGCCCATTTTGTGGGTCAGAAGATGTATTAGTCGTGTATGATGAGGAAATAAAGTGATTGTAGGTATAGATTACTCAATGACTTCCCCAGCAATTTGTGTTTGCAATGGAGAATTCAAATATGAAAATTGTAAATTCTTATTTGTGACTGCTACTAAGAAATACGCACAACCATTCAATGAACAAATTGAGGGACTGCCTTTGTTTGAATATAGTGACAACATTGAACGGTTTGCTCTCTTAGCAGAAATGACATATGAATTTATCTTTGATAACTGGCCAGAAGGTGAAGAGTCTTCAACTGTTAAGATTGGTCTTGAAGGATATGCTATGGGTGCCAAAGGTCAAGTGTTTAGTATTGGCGAAAATACTGGTATTCTAAAACATAGATTATGTCATGCAGAAGAGTGGAAAGTTGATGTACACGCACCATCTGTTATTAAAAAGTTTGCAACAGGTAAAGGAAATGCTAAAAAAGAAGATATGTATGAAGCATTCGTTGCAGAAACGGGAGTCAATTTAAGTGATATCCTCGAACAATCAGTAGATCCTAAAGTATCGAGTCCTATCAGTGATATTGTCGACGCTTATTATATAGCAAAATTACAATCAGAGTTCCCATAGTAGCCTACAAAACTCATAAATAATACACTATGAGTGGAATATTTGATTACAAACCAATACAAGAATGGAACGAGAACGTTGTAAACTTCGGTTTACCGACCATTGAAGGTAATAGAAAAATTAGTGAGATTGTCACTTCAGCACTAAATGCTGAGGATGCTACTGTAAGATGTTATGAATTATCTTTATCTAGTGACTTGTTTGGTGATGCAGTTGCACCAGATACACTTAAATTAGTTAGATTGTTTTTCACTGGTGATGGTGCTGAATTAGAACAACTTCAAATCTTTATTGCAGAATCGTTTATTGAAAGTTTCGTTGGTGGTTTCGGAGTTTCTACAACCACAGAACTATTAGATTTAATAGACACAGATGATAATACTTATCTCAATATCACAACTAAAACTGTACAACGATATGATATTGAAATAAATAAGTCAACGTTTGCTTATTCTTCATTAAACAATCCTTTCAATCTTAGAATTATCTATACTCCTATCATTGCACCTTCTGGACTAAACGCTTCGGACGCTGATTTGCTTAATCCTGGAGTGGTTATTGTTGATTGGGATATTATGCCAGATTCTGTATCATATAACGTGTATAGGTCAACTAAGAAAAATGCATTTGATTTTTTTGTTGCAGATGATTTATCAGCAGACCAGACATTAATAGGAAATAGTCTATCTAATCAATTCTACGACACAAGTTTAACTAATATAGGAACATATTTCTATTGGGTTGCCTCGTTGTTTATTGACTCTAATGGTAGAGGAGAATGTTTAGGAGATTCGACATACGATAACGACCAAGTTGGTTGTGAGACTATTAGGGGTGTATGGACTACAACAACTACGGGAGTTCCGCCAGATGAAGTTGAAGTTTCTTCTTGTTCTGACCCATTATGGACAACTCAAATTTCGTGTGAGTCTCCCTACGGCACTTGGGATCCATTAGTATTGCAAGGACTACTCGCTCCTGACCTCATTAGGTGCAGTTCAATAGAAGGTTGTTCACTGGGCGAATTTACCAATCAATATGTGTGCGAAACTGCTCTTACTTGTCTTGATATTGCAACAAACACGGAAGTCGTGACCAGTCGAAAAAATGATCCTCTTACATGGATACCAGCGTTCGATAATGAGACAAAGTGTGAGTTAAGACCGAATCCAAATGATTCTAATTCTACTGGATGTTATTACTCCACCAATCCAACGAATGGATGGATTTGGTCAAATGCTAATGTAAGTTCTCCGGGTGAATATGGTTGTACAACCACCTTTGCAAGTGGCAATCCAGAATTATTTTATATATGGTTTGTTGCTGGTGATAATATTTGGTCTGGAGATTCTGGAAACTGGTATTGGAATTGGAGTCCCGAATTGTGTCAATCTTCGGGTGGTATATGGACATTTTCTCATCCAGGAGAAGAGGGTTCTATCCCAGGCGACCCATATATCGAATTAGTTGAAAACTTCGTAGCTACTGAGGGTGAATTCTTTCAGATAACGTTGCAATGGGATTCTAATCCAACAGTCGACCCATTGATAGGAACATGTTATGAGTGTTTAGATTTAAACGACATTAAATTAACTGATGATAGTGAATTAGAGTGTTTGAAACATGGAACGTGTTCTGACCATGGTTTAACAAGCACTAGATATACTGGATATGTTGTTGATGATTTTGATAATGACTTTGGTTGGTTTGAAACAGCGACCATATCGACATTCGGCACAACGATAATTCCAATTGTAGATTATTACGATACTGATGAGTATTTTGCAAGAAGGATTCACGGATATTTTATTCCTTCTGTTAGTGGAAATCACAAATTCAGAACAAAAAGTGACGATAGTTCTTGGATGTGGATTGGATATGCAGGTGAAAATATTGATGATTTGACTGCAAGAAGATCCAACACTAATGAGATAATTGATAATTCTGGTTCTCACCCAGCACAAACAGTAACATCTGCAAATATAAATCTTGTTGCGGGTAAACTTTATCCAATTCTTATATATTATGGACAAGGTTACGGTGGTGCTATGCTTGAAATGCAATATGATCCACCTAACAGTGGATGGACTTTTGGTAATGCAGATGATTTTAGAACGATTATTTCTCAAGCAGATTGTATCGACCCAACCAATGGATTTTGTGATGATGCAACTAGACTCACAGAATATACATGTGAAGGCGAATATTGTTCAGATTCGTTTGGAAATGATATTTCGGGCATATGGTCAACTTCACAAGATTGTGTAGGTGCTGGAACGTGTGTCAATGCCGCAGGAAATGCAACTACATATGATAATGACCAAGGCGCATGTCTAGCTAATGGTATATGTCTTATTCAATATTGTGAATCACAATTCTTCGGTTCTTGTTTATCTTGGAGTGCTTACACAATTAGTGATAATAACACAGTTGGTGATTGTTTAGCTGCTGATGGTACTTACACAAACACTCTATGGTATCCTAATACTTGGGAGAGTGATAATAACGTTTGGAATCTGCCATCTACTTGGAATTTACATACATGGACAGGAGACGGTAATCAATGGGTGATTGATGATGCGTTATATCAAGATGCTTCAAGTTGTGTGGTGAATAATTCAACATGGATTCCAGATCCAACGATACAAAATACTCCAGATTCATATAATGTGTATAGAGCAACAGAACCAGAACATTTACTAACACCATCGGAGTATCACTTTATTGCAAATGTTACTCATGATTCAGAGATTCTAGAACAAGTACACATTGATACGGACTCTAAAACTAAATTTGCATTATATTATTATAAAATAACACAGATAGCAGGGGGAGTAGAATCAGATTTTTGTTTATTTGATACTGGTTGGGAAAATCACTAAAACGCTTGACAATGGCGTGTAAGTGTGTTATAATAGACACTCAATAAAGGAGAATATATATGTACGTAGAATATTGGCAAATATTTATGTTTTTAATGGTAGGCACATCAGCCTATTTCTCATACAGACAAGGCCAATCAGCTGGAGTACAAGCTGGTGTCCAAATAGTTATTAGTGATTTACACGAAAAAGGAATCATTGCTATATACAAAGACCATGAAAACGGAGAGGTAGTTGTTGGTAGATATGATGAGGATGATTTTGAAGTAGAATCGATAGATTGTGAAGAAGATGAGTTCTAAAGAAGAAATATGCGAAGAAGATTGTGATTGCCATTCTGATGATACGATACAAGTCGGCAATAACGTTTATACAAATACAGAGGGTGGTGCTGGTATGTCAGAAGAAATGAAAGAACTCATTAAACGAAAACAAGAAAAAACCACTCAAACCCGCGACAATAAGATAATTCAATTTAAACCAAAAATGGAGTGTCTACAAACACAAAATATGTGCCCAGCAGATTGGGCAACTCCATACACTCCAACATGGGAAGAATTAAAATTAACACTTAAATCATTAGACGATTGTTATGATGATGCAACGAGACAATTAGCAACTGCTGGTGTCCAGTCTGAATTCTCATTAAGAGAAAGATTGCACGACCTCGAACAAATGAGAGCATTGTTGATGGACTACTTCAAACCCGATTAATGGTATATCGACTGGTTGAGAAAATTACAAACCTCACATTCAATAAAAAAATTGAGGTAATTGGTTCTATTTTAGGTGTATGTGGTGGAGTATTAATCGCCTCAAACTTGGATATATCTAGATGGGCATTTGTTATATTCTTAGTATCAACTACTATGTTCATAATCTTAGGATATAGAAAAGGCATGCTGCCATTTCTTCTTATGCAATGTTTTTTCTTAATGATAGACTTTTTGGGCATTTATAGATGGTTTTTTTAAAAATAATCAAAAAATAATCAAAAAAACGCTTGACTTATCTATATAATCCATGTATAATACGTAGTATAACAATTAATAAAAAGGAAATTATATTATGAATAAAAGTCAAGTAAGAAAAGAAATGGTCGATGCTCTTAAAGAGGGTGTTGCAACAGTAACGTTTACCAAAAAAGATGGCACTGAACGTGTTATGAAGGCAACTCTACAAGAAGAGTTATTGCCGAGAAAACCTATCGTAGACACTTCCGTCGTAGCTAAAAGAAAAGTAAATGAAGATATTATTGCTGTATTTGATACTGATGCAAACGGTTTCCGTTCGTTCCGTGTTGATACTGTAATCTCTTTCTTCTCTCCACGTGTTGCTATGGATGATGTTCAAGGACTATTCAACTGAAAATGAGAAAAAATGACGTTAAAGTTCTATCTGAGATAGAACACGTTTTACATCGCCCCGGAATGTATGTTGGTGATACCACTGTTGGTATGCACGACAAATGGGTAATGTATGAAGGAAAAATAACTAAAAAGAGTGTAAAGATAGTTCCTGCGTTCTTAAAACTGTTTGACGAAATTATCAGTAATTCTATTGATGAAGGTTTTCGCACAGACTTTAAATTTGCTAACGAAATCAAGGTGAGGGTTGAGGACAATGGAAAAATTACAATCGAAGATAATGGAAGAGGAATTCCGGTTACTATTACAGAAGAGGGAAAAACGCAGGCAGAACTTGCGTTTACAAACTTACGAGCAGGTGCTAATTTTGGTGATGACGGCCATGTTAGTATTGGTACCCATGGTCTTGGTTCTACTCTAGTTAATATATTAAGTAAGAAATTTATTGCACATACTGACGATGGAAAGAAACATTTCCGTTTACAGTGTTCAAAGAACATGAGTGAGATTGATACTATTATAACCAAATCAAACGGTATCTTAGGCACCTCCGTGTCTTATTACGCTGATTTTGAACGTTTGGGTATGAAGAGTATCAATAGTGACCACACAGAATTATTAGAGAAACGTGTTAATGATTTAGCAGTATGTTTTCCACAAATCAGATTCAAATATAATGGTCGATTAGTGAAGAGTGCCAAATTCAAAGATTATTTATCCAAGATAGGAACAGACTATATAATTAACGAGACCAAGAACTATTCAATAGCAGTATTACCGTCTGATGATGGAAATTTCATATCGTTTGTGAATGGTATTGATACGTTCGGTGGAGGTGTTCATTGTGATATTGTATCAAATCAAATCTGTAGCACACTTAAGGATGCTATCAAAAAGAAACATAGATTAGATATCCGTATTCCTGATATTAAAAATAAGTTGTTGTTCGTTATTATCACAAACAAAGTGGGCGACCCAAAGTTTGATAGTCAAACTAAAGAACGTTTAACAAATAACGCTAATGATATAAAACCTATCTTTGATGGTGCTGATTCTGATGTATTCATTGCTAAAATAATGAAGAATGAGGAACTAATAACTCCTATCATTGAGGCATTGTTATTGAAGAAACAACTTGCAGAAGCGAGGGCATTAAGAAAAGCACAAAAGACTGCTAAGAAGAAGAAAGTTGCCAGTCATATATCAGCAACAAGTAAGAATCCTCAGGATAAGATTCTATTTATCACTGAAGGACAATCTGCTATCAGTAACCTGATTAACGTAAGGCAAACTGCTATTCATGGTGGTTTTCCACTAAGAGGTAAACCTAGAAACGTTAGAGAGTTAAAAGCAACAGATATTATGAAGAATAAGGAACTTTCTGAACTAATGAGTATTATTGGATTAGAACTAAATGAACCTGCTGAAGATTTAAACTACGGTAAGATAGGAATTCTTGCTGATGCAGATTTTGATGGATTCTCAATCGCCGCATTGTTAGTTAATTTCTTTTCGAATTGGAAAGAACTATTTGACGAAGAACGTATCTTATTCATTAAATCTCCAATCGTTATTGCGAAGAGAAAGAGAACGGTTAAACGTTTTTATGATTTAAAGGATTTTAATGATGCAAAGCTTGACAATGAGTGGAGAATAGAGTATAATAAAGGCTTAGGTTCACTTTCTATTGAGGAATATGATTTAATGATTAATGACCCCGTAATAGAAGTAATTGAGTATGATAGTGGTGCTACTGGTAGTTTAGAAACTGCTTTTGGGAAGAATTCTCTCCCCCGTAAAAAATGGTTAATGGTATGAATGTAACAGAATTAATTGATAATCAATATAAAGACTATTCAAAGTATGTATTGTATTCTCGTGCTATACCGCACATGATTGATGGACTAAAACCATCACAACGTAAAATTTTATACACTGCTTTAAAGACTGCAAAGAATAATCGTATTAAAACTGCATCTTTAAGTGGTAACACAATTAGTCAAGGAAACTACCATCACGGTGACGCTTCTTTAAATGAAGCAATCACCAAGATGGTTCAACCTTTTGCTAATAACTTACCTTTACTCGCTGGTGAAGGTTCATTTGGTTCACGTTTAGTGCCAGAAGCTGCGGCTGCAAGATACACCTATGTTAGAACACATAAGAATTTTGAAAAGTATTTTGCAGACACCATGGTTACTGATTCTACTATTGACCCAGAAGACCCAGAACCAGCGTTTTATCTACCAATCATTCCTTGGGTTTTGGTGAATGGTATAAAAGGTATTGCTGTTGGATTTGCAACTGAAATTCAACCACATAACCCAAAACAACTAGCTAAGTTGTGTTCACTTCACCTTAAGAAAAAGGACATATCTAAAAAAGAGTTATTGCCATCATTTCCGGGATTCAATGGAACGATTGAAAAAATAAATGATGAAATATTCTGCTTTGGAGTGTTTAAGTTGAAAGGACAGACAAAGTTACACATCACCGAAGTTCCGATTGGTTATAGTAGAGAGTCATACGTGACTTTACTTGATAAATTGGAGTCGGATGGTAAGATTGTATCTTATGTTGATAAATGTGATGCTTCTGGATTTAAGTTTGATATAACACTGAAACGTGTGAAATCATTGAACGATAACCAAATCATTACAATGTTTAAGTTGAAGAAGAAGTTAAATCAAAACTTAACCGTTATTGACCATAAAGGTACGTTACGTGTATATGATGACACTAGGAAAATCATTAAAGATTTTTGTGACTATCGTGTTACCAAATACACAGAGAGATATGAATATCTTGTGGATAAGGGTTCGAAAGACCTAAGAATTATCCAAGCAAAGATTAAATTCATAACACAAATTATTAGTGGTCAATTAGACTTCACTAATAAGAACAAAAAACAAATTAGAGATGAGTTGCTAACAGTAAAGGATATCGATAACGAATTAGTTGACATTTTAATTAGGATGCCTATCTATTCCCTTTGTCAAGATGAATTAGACAAATTAGAAAAAGAAGGTGTTGAACTATACAAAAAGATTAAACTATGGAAGAAGGTTGATGTTACTGAACAATTCATTAAGGAATTAAAGGTGATATAATGGAATTTCTAGACGAAATACCCGAAGAAGAGAAACAAACTGAGGTCACTCAGAAAGTTAAGAGAAAAACAATCAAAACTGAATTACCCGAAGATGGGTACGGACTTGAGATTGGTTCCTTGACTTTCTTTATGGGTGATGTTGAACTTGAAATCAAAGACGTAAAGGTCAGAGATATGGATGATTTTAGAAAAATGATATTTGAGGTATTAGAACAATGATATTAGTTGACTTTTCGCAGTTAATGGTAGGTGGGTTAATGTCCCACGCAAAAACAATGAGTGACGTGAATGAAGATTTGCTTAGGCATATGGTACTTAACACATTAAGGTCATATAGAAAACAATACAATAGGACATACGGTGAACTTGTAATTTGTATTGATTCTAGGCACTATTGGAGACGTGACGTGTTTCCTAACTACAAACACGCTAGAAAATCTGCTAGGGATAATTCTAAGTTCGATTGGCCGCAAATCTTTAAATGGTTTGATAAGATTAAATCAGACCTAAAGGAGAACTTCCCTTATAAAATGATTGATGTTATGGCTGCAGAGGCAGATGATGTGATAGGTGTATTGTCGAAACACAAACATATGCAAGAAAAGATACTGATTCTTTCTAGTGATAAGGACTTTATCCAATTGCACAAATATAAGAACGTGAAACAATATTCACCAATGCAACGTAAATGGGTTCGACACATAGACCCTATCGCTTACGCAAAGGAACATATTATACGTGGTGACCGTGGTGATGGTATCCCCAATTTCTTGTCTGGTGACGACTTTCTCGTAGAAGGCATACGTCAGACACCAATCAGTAAAAAGAAACTGGATGTGTGGCTTACGCAGTCTCCAGAAGAGATTTGTGAGGGTAGTGAGGAGATGGCAGAGCGTTGGCAACGTAATTCAAGGTTGACTCAATTTGATGAGATTCCTGAATTATTAGTGAATGATATCCTAAACTCTTTTAAGAAAGAACCAGTAGGAACTAGAAAGAAGTTATATAATTACTTCGTAATGAATAAATTGAATAACTTGATTGATGTGATAGGAGACTTCTAATGAAATATACAGAACCAACAGAACTAGAACAAATGTCAGCCTCAGAAGCAAACGCAGTTTTAATTGAACTCCAACGTAAATGTATTCAACAGGAGAGACAGATTGCTGAATTGAAATCTAAATATGATTCTATCGTGGGTTTAATTAAACGAAATGCAAACAACAAACGCAATGAGAAAGACGATTTCCATTTCAACATACAATAGGGGTGTAAATGAATGTAATTGATATTTTAAAAGAATGTGAAAGTGACAATGGAAGACTATTTAAAATAGATGTACTAGAACGTAATAAAGATAATGAACTATTAAAAAGTGTTATTAAGTGTGCTCTTGACCCATACACACAATACTATATTAGGAAGATTCCTGAGTATGATAGTGGTGATAAAGAATTTAGAAATTCATTAGAATGGGGAATAGAAAATCTAGACCAGTTGTCATCGAGAGAGGTTACGGGTAACAAGGCAATTGCCCATTTAAAGGACATATTAGAGAATTTAACAGACAGAGATGCTGAGGTTATAGAACGTATCATATCGAAGGATTTGAAATGTGGAGTGAATACTGCAACAGTTAATAAAGTCTTTGGTAAAGGATTCATTGAGAAATATCCATGCATGTTAGCAGGCGCATATAATGAAAAGAATTTTAAACACATCAAATACCCAGCACTTGTGCAAACGAAAATGGATGGAATGCGAGCTAATATTCTTATGTTCGACGATGGGAAAGTTGAGGTTCGGTCTCGCAACGGTAAACTACTGGAATTACATAGTCACTTTGATGACTACACCAAATCACTTTTCTATAAAGGTGCAACACTTGATAATCTGGCTCAATTCCGTGATTGTGTGATAGATGGTGAACTTTGTGTGTTATCAGAAGATGGTGCCTCTGTCCTTGATAGAAAAACAGGTAATGGCATTTTAAACAAGGCAGTTAAGGGTACAATATCAAAAGAAGAGTCTGCTAGAGTGAGAATGTTTGCTTGGGATTTAATACCTATGGACGATTT